GGTCATCCGAAGGCTCGGAAAAAATCTAGCGTCAAAAAATGGATGGGGTTTACAGGTTTACTATAATAATTGGTATAGGTTTACAAATTAAGATTATGTTTATAACAATGGCAGAATTGGCAACGCTGAAAAACGTGTCTAGGACTGCAGTTTCAAAGAAAGTTAAGTCTGGTAAACTTGATGGTGCAATTGTAAACCATAACGGCAAAAGGAAGGTTAACAAAGAGGAAGCGTTTAGATTATGGGACTTACAAGCACCACCTAGTCAAGATACAACTGTAAGAAAACAGTTAAAACAGGAAATAGATAATAAAACAGTTGATGAGATACCTAGTTATGGAGAAAGTAAGGCAAAACGTGAACATTTTTTAGCAGAATTAGCAAGATTAGACGTAGAACAAAAAAAAGAAGAATTAATCCTTGTTTCTGACATAAATAAAAGCAGTTTTGAAATGGGTAGAGCTATTAGAGAGAATTTATCTAATCTTGCTGATCGTTTAGCTAGTCAAGTTGCAGGTGAAACTGATCCACAAATAATACATAAATTGTTAACAGAAGAACATAGGGCTGCATTAGAGCAGTTGGTGAAATTATGAACGCTTGGCAAAAAGGTTTTTTAAAAGGGCTAACACCACAGGAATCATTGACTGTTGATGAATGGGCGTGTAAATATCGTGTTTTGTCTAGTCGTGGATCTAGTGAACCTGGTAAATACAGAGTAGATAGGACACCTTTTTTACGTGAACCTATGCAGGAGTTATCAACAGAGAGTTCTGTACAGAGGGTTGTAATGATGTTTGCTGTACAGCTTGGAAAAACTGAGACTATGAATAATTGGATTGGATATTGTATAGATCATGCTCCTGCACCTATGCTTATGTGTCAACCAACTCTGCAAATGGCTCAGAGATTAAGTAAACAGAGGTTGGAAAGTATGTTACAGGATACACCTTGTCTAGCAGAAAAGATCCCACCGCCTAGAAGTAGAGATAGTGGTAATAGTCAGTTTGCAAAGATATTTCCTGGTGGTGTATTAATTTTAACTGGTGCTAATAGTGCTAGTTCTTTAAGATCAATGCCTGCTAAATATATTGGATTAGATGAAGTTGATGCATATCCTGGTGATGTTGATGGTGAAGGTGATCCTGTTGCATTAGCAGAAAAACGTGCTTCTACATTTACCAAAAGAAAAATACTATTAACTTCTACACCAACAATTAAAGACTTTTCAAGGATAGAAGCTGAATATGAGAATAGCGATCAAAGAAAATATTATGTACCTGCCCCATGTTGTGGTGCTTTTCAAGTCTTAAAGTTTGATCAGCTTAGATGGAAGGATAAAAACCCTAATACTGTTAAATACGAATGTGAGGTATGTAATAAGCAATTTGATGAAACTGCAAAGACCACAATGTTACGTAAGGGAGAATGGAGGGCAACAAAACCAAAAAATGCAGGTAAAACTGCGGGATTTTGGCTAAATGGATTAAATAGCCCTTTAGGTTGGTTCTCTTGGGCAGAAATGGTAGATGAATTTTTAAAAGCTAAAGATGACCCTGCATTAATGCGTACTTGGACTAATACAAGAAAAGCAGAAACATTTTCTTATGAATATCAATCTAAATTAAATGCAGAATCATTATTAGAAATAAGAGAAAATTACTTGCCTGGTGAAATTCCCAAAGATGTTGTTTGTTTATGTCTTGGTGTTGATGTACAGGGTGGTATGGGATCTGCTTCACAAAGATTAGAAGTTAGTTGTTGGGGTTTTGGTGCTGATCCTTCAGGTATTGGTGAACAAATGTATTTAATAGATCATACAATTATTTATGGTGATCCTAATCAGGGTGAGGTATGGAAAGGGTTAGATATATTGTTAACAGAAACTTTTGAACATCCAGATGGCGGTAAATTAAAAATTAGTGGTTGTGCCGTTGATTCTGGTGGTTTAGCTACACAGTCTGTTTATGATTACTGTACAAAACGTAGAGGGCAGGGTGTAATTGCTATTAAAGGTAGTAGTAGAAGTGGTGTACCTATAATTGGAAAAGGAACTAAGGTAGATATTAATTATAGTGGTCGAGTTAGGAAAAAATCTGGTATAGTGTATATAATAAATACAGAGGATATTAAGGACAAAATCTTTAGTAAGATCAAATCTAAAGATAAAATCCATTTCCACGCAGAAACAACAGAAGAGTACTTCAAAGAATTAACAGGCGAATATAGAACGCTAAAAACAAATAAAAAAGGTTATCCAGTTAGCACATATGTAAAGAAACCAAATCAAGACGTAGAAAAGCTCGATTGTTGCGTATATGCCTTTGCAATGTACTATTTGCTCTTAAAAACCGTTCCAAAGGGCTTATTTTTTACTAATTACGCTAAAAAGTTGTTAAATCACACTAATTTAAATACAAAAAACACGCTAAGATCTAGACAGAAGCCACAAAAATCTTCTTATGTCACAAATTGGTAGTTATTTATGAACATTCCTAAATCTTTACGTGCAGGTAGTACTTGGACTTGGAGGGAAGATAGCTTAGTTGATCCATATGGTGATGCTATACAAAGTACAGACTCATGGGCGTTAACATTTTATATACGTACAAATAATGTTAGTGGGGTAACTGTTGTAGGCAGTACTTATGGTACAGGTTGGCAATTTGATGTAGCTGCTAGTAGTACAGGTATTGCAGCAGGTGATTATTTCTGGCAAGCAGAAGCTACAAAAGGTGCATTAAAATATGATGTAGGTAATGGTTCAGTAGAGATATTAAAAAGCCTTGTTTATACAGGTGACGTTAGTGCTATACAGGCAAAGTCACAAGTTGAGCAAGATTTAGATGCTGTAGAGGCTGCAATAAGAACTTTAATAGCAGATGGCGTTGTTAAAGAATACTCTGTTGGTGGTCGTAGTCTTAAAAAATATGATTTAGCTGATTTAACAGCTTTAAGAAGTCAATTAAAGTATCAGTTGAGCTTAGAGAAAAAAGCAGAATTAATACGTAATGGTCAAGGCAATCCACATCAAATGTTAGTGAGGTTTAACTAATGGGAATTAAAACAGCATGGCGTGAACTTTGGAAATCTAACCCACGCCCTATAAGAAGAAGAACATTTGCAGGTGCAAAACTAGATAGATTAACTAGTGGTTGGGTACGTACTACTAATAGTGCTGATAGTGCATTAAAAGGTGACATTAAGAAATTAAGAAATGGGAGTAGGCAATTAGTTAATGATGTTGATTATTGCAAACAGGCAGTTAGAAATGTTGTAGATAATATTGTTGGTACTGGTGTTAAATTGCAATCTCAAATAAGAATGCAAAGAGGTGGGAAGTTAGATACCAAAATGAATAGTGTTGTTGAAAGGGCTTGGAAGGAATGGGGCTATAAAGACAGTTGTAATACTGCAGGTAAATTATGTTTTGACGATATTACACGTTTAGCTGTTCATAGCATGGTTCAGGATGGCGAATGTTTTATAAGAATTATTAGAGGTAAAAAGTTTGGAAGGTCAACTGTACCTTTAGCGTTAGAAATTCTAGAAGCTGATATGTGCGATGAAGATTATACAGGCAAATCTACTAATAAAAATCAAGAATGGAGAATGGGCGTATTAGTTAATGAATGGCAAAGACCTATGAAATATGCATTTTTCAGTAGGCATCCTGGCGATACTATGTTTATTCAAAGTCCTACTTCTAAAGATACCCACGTATTAGTAGATGCTAAAGATGTAATCCATTTATATAGAGTAGAAAGACCAGGCCAAACTAGGGGTATCCCGTGGATGAGTAGCAGCTTAAATAGAATGCATCATATTGAAGGTTATGAAGAAGCAGAAGTTGTAAGGGCTAGACTTGGTAGTTCATTAATGGCATTTATACAAAGTCCAGAAGGTGAACTAGCTGGAGATGAAGTTGTAGATGATGACAGGGTTTTTGACATGAGTCCAGGTGCTATTAGATATTTAGCACCAGGTGAAAGTGTAAATGTACCAACATTTGATGCACCTGACGGACAATTTGAACCATTTCTACGTGCAATGTTAAGAGCTTTAGCCGCAGGTATAGGGTGCAGTTATGAAAGTATTAGTAGAGATTACAGTCAAACAAATTATTCTAGTAGTCGTTTAAGTTTGCTTCAAGACCAAGAAGCATTTAAAGCTTTACAATACCAATTAAAAGAAAATTTCTTATCTATTGTTTTTGATGAATGGTTAGAAGCTGCTGTGTTATCTGGAACTTTACAACTACCAACATATTTAGATGAACCTAATAAATACAAGATGGTTAAATGGTTGTTTAGAGGTTGGGGATGGGTAGACCCTATGAAAGAGGTGCAAAGTGCTAAAGAAGCTATAAGGGCTGGACTTAAAACACAGTCTCAAGTAATAGCAGAAATGGGTGGTGATTTAGAAGAATTACTAATGGCTAGAAAGAATGAGATAGATATGGCTAAAGAGTTAGGTTTAGAATTTGATACAGAAGTTAAGGCTAATACGCAAGAATCTAGTAATATAGAACCAAGACCTAATGAAAATTATGAACAAGCGTGATTATGAAGAGAAATCATTACAGCGTGATTTTACTTTAGAAATAAAACAAGTTGAAAAAGAAGATAGAACTATTGAGTTCCCTTTTAGCTCAGAATTACCTGTAGAAAGGTATTTTGGTAATGAAGTTTTAGAACATAGTAGAGAGGCGGCCAATTTAAAAAGGCTTAATGATGGCGCACCTTTTTTATGGAATCACAATCCCGATCAAGTACTAGGTGTAGTAGAAAGAGCATATATTGATGAAAAAAAGAAACGAGGTTACGCAAAAGTGCGTTTTAGTGAAGAAGAATTTGCTGATAGTAAATTTAGGGATGTAAAAAACAAAATCCTACGTAATATTTCCTTTGGCTATGTTATTAATAAAGCAGAAGAAATAGATGATTCTATTGTTGCGAGAGATTGGGAAGCCTTTGAAGTTAGCTTGGTTTCGATTCCAGCAGATAACTCAATTGGTATATCACGTTCAATAAATAATAAAAATGACGCAAATGATATGCAAAACAACAATAAAAAGGATAATATTATGGAAGAAGCTAACGTTTCTGCATCTTCTGATGCATTGCCCACTAAATTAAACCTAAAAAACATGACCACTAACGAGAAAGAAATCGATTTAGTGCGTTCAGAGGATGCCGTAAACAAGGCTCTTAAATCTGATCGTGCAAGATTTGACCAGATTAGAAAAACTGGTAAGAAATATGATATGAATGATCTAGCTGATGAATACATTAGAGATGGTCGTTCTGTACAGGAATTTAATCAGGCTGTAATGGATCAATGGAATCCAGAAAAGATTACACCAAAACCACAAGATGCAGAAATTGGTTTAAGTGAAACTGAGGCAAGAAGTTTTAGTTTTATCAGAGCTTTAAACTATCTAGCAAATCCTGGTGATAGAGCAGCAAGAGAAGCAGCAGCTTTTGAAATTGAAGCATCTAACGCAGCAGCTAAAAAAGCAGGTAGAGTTTCTAGAGGTATTACAGTTCCTTATGATGTAATGCGTAGAGATTTAAAAACCTCACCTGCAACACAAGGCGGTAACTTAGTACAAACAGATTTAGACGCTGCTAATTTTATTGATCTTCTAAGGAATAGCTCAGCATTAGATCAAGCAGGTGCAACTACTCTTACTGGATTACAAGGTAACATTGCAATTCCTAGACAGTCAGGTGCAGCTAGTGCATATTGGGTAGCTGAAGGTGGCGCACCAACAGAATCACAGCAAGCAATTCAACAGGTTTCAATGGTTCCTAGAACTTGCGGTGCATTTACTGACATTTCAAGAAAGCTATTAATTCAATCATCATTAGATGTAGAAACAATGGTTAGAAATGACATAGCAAAAGTAATTGCATTAGAAATTGACAGGGCTGCACTTTATGGTACTGGTTCCTCAAATGAGCCATTAGGTTTACATAACACTAGCGGTATTGGAACAGAATCAATTACAGCTAATAACCCAACATTTGCTCAAGTGGTAAACATGGAAAGTGATGTAGCTGCTGCAAATGCTTTAATGGGCAACCTTGCTTATATCACAGGTGCAACCATTAGGGGTGCTATGAAGGTTAAGGCTAAAGATTCTGGTTCTGGCTTATTCCTTTGGGATGGCAACAACACAGTTAACGGCTATAACGCTTATATGTCTAACCAAGTTGAAGCTGGTGATTTATGGTTTGGTAACTGGTCTGATTGTATTATTGGCTATTGGTCATCACTTGATCTTTTAGTTGATCCTTATACACATTCAACATCAGGTACTATCCGTATTACTGCCTTACAAGATGTAGACGTAGCATTTAGACACGCTGCTTCATTTAGCTTAGGTGCATAATATGAAACTTAAAGTTTTACGGTCTTTTCTATGGGCTGGTGAGGTTGTAAAAGTAGATGAAATTTTTGAAATAGATTCTGCTCAAGCAATCGAATTAATTAGTTCTGGAAAGGCCATAGAAACTTTAGAAGTTGTTGAGGAAATAGTAGAACCTCAAGTAAAACCTAAAAAAACTACTAAACGTAAAAAAACTTTACCCCTTTCTGAATAATGACTATTCAAAATTTAGGTTCTAAAACAACTGCTTTAGACCTTTTAGCTAATGATGTTGTAGCTGCAACTGGCGTTGGCTCTGCTATTGATTTACAAGGATATGAAGGCAGTGCTGCTTTTGTACTTTCTGCTGAAGCTGGTGGATCAGGTATTACTTATGCTGTAAAAATTACAGAATGTGCTACATCTGGTGGTACTTATTCTGATGTAACAGATGGTGCATTTACAACTACTTCTGCTAATACTGCTGCATTTGAGAAAATCTATCTTAATGTTTCTTCTTTGAAGCGTTTTGTAAAAGTTTCTACAACAGTTGCAGGTGGAACTGGCGCAGGTGCTTTATGTGTAACAGCTTTAGTATCCGCTAAGTATGGCTAATGTCATTTGCAGATGATTTAACAACAGTTTTTGGTTCTCCCTTTGGTGTATCTTGCACTTCTGGGGGAACTACTGCTAATGGGATACTTGATGAACCAACTGATGTTTTAGCAGGTGATCAAGTTATTTCTGTTGGTTATGTTTTGCATTGTAAAAATTCTGATTTTGGTTCTTTAGTTGCAGGTGATTCTATTACTGTAGATAGTACAGCTTATACTGTAAGAACAAATGAAGCAGGTTTAGATGGTTTAACAAGAGAAATTACTTTACAGAAAACATGACTACTAAACGTGAAAATATATTAGCTCGCTTATTAACTGTTATTACACCAACTACAGGTATTTCTAATAGAGCATATAGAGATAGAGTAGTTGCATTAACAAGAACTCAAACACCAAGTATTTTAATAGAAGCTGTAGACGATACCCCAGAACAGAATACAAGTTTACCTACATTAGATTGGTCAATGACTGTTAGATGTGCAGTTATTGTTAGATCATCTACACCTGTTACAACTGCTGATGCTGTAGTAGAAAATATGCATAGCAGAATAATGGCAGATTTAACAGTTAATGGTAATGCAATAGATGTACAACCTGGTGCTGTTGTTATAGAAACACTAGATTCTGACCAACCTACAGGAATTATTAATTGTAATTATATAGTGCGATATAGAACAGAAGTAGACGATTTAACGCAATAGATGGTGTTTCTTACTAAAAACCTTTATTATATAAACATACTGATTAAATGTAACGATGCCTAAGCTACACAGAAAAAGAAGCATATTAGCAAAAGCAGAATCAAGTTATGGTACAGACCCTAACCCAACAGGTAGTGCTAACTATGTACAGGTAATTGATCTAAATATAGAACCTATACAAAGTGATGAAGTTAGTAGAGATTTAATAAGGCCATATATGGGTAATTATGAAGTAATACCAGCTAATACAAGAGTTAATGTAACCTTTGATGTAGAAATGGCAGGTAGTGGAACAGCAGGTACAGCACCTAAGTATGGAGCAGTATTAAAAGCGTGTGGTTTATCAGAAACAGTTAGCGGTGGCAATACAGTTACTTATGCACCTGTAGCAACACCATCTGACAGCGTTACATTATTTGTTAATTATGATGGTGTTAGACATATTGTCAAAGGATGTAGAGGTACATTTAGTATCAGCGCTGAGGTGAATAATATTCCACGTATTTCCTTCAATTTGACAGGATTATTTACAGCACCTACTGATGATGCTTCACCAACTGTAACAGTAAGCAATCAGGCATCACCTCTAATATTCAAAAATGGAAGTACTTCTGCTTTTTCTATATTTGGTTATGGTGCAGCATTACAATCATGGAATTTAGACTTTAATAATGAAGTGATTTATAGAGAGTTAGTAGGTGGCACAAAAGAAGTATTAATTACAGATCGTAAGCCTTCTGGTACTGCTGTTGTAGAAGCTGTTGCTTTATCTGCTCATAACTTTTTCACAGATTATACTAATACCTCTACTGGCACAAACACTTGGTTACATGGAACAACTGCAGGTAATAAGGTCACAGTATCTTGCCCACAATCTGATTTAGGACAGCCAACCTATGAAGATTCAGATGGTATAACAATGTTATCTTTACCATTCATGGCAGTACCTACAGCAGCAGCTAATAATGAATTTAGCTTAGTTTATACCTAAAGTTGCATAGATTATAAAAAGGGTTTACCCTAGTTGGTAAATACTCTTAATTAAATGGCTTTTGTTTTAGATCAAAGCGATACCTACAAATGCAAAGTAGAAATAGAAGTACCTGTTGGCAAAAAAACAGAGACACAGGATTTCTATGCAGAATTTAAAAACATTTCACAATCTAGATTGCAAGAAATGATGAACCAGGTTGCAAGTCAAGAAATGTTAGATGTAGATGTTGCAAAAGAAATATTAATGGGTTGGGAAGGTTTAGAAATGTCAGATGGTTCTGAAGTAACTTTTAACAAATCTAATAGAGATAAATTATTAGATGTTAGGGGTGTTGCTACTGCAATTTCTTATGCATTTGTAGAATCTTGTAAAAATAAGAACATAAAAAACTTATAGGGGCAGGTGAATATTGGGCTTCTGGTTCAACTGTCATAGATAAAACAGCAGAAGATGATGCAGTATTAGGTATTACTGTTGAAAAAAAAGAAGAAGTAGACAAAGATTTTTATATTTATCCTGATAATTGGGAAGCTGTAAATATGTTTTTAAAGGTACAGACGCAATGGCGTGTAGGAATGGGTGGAATTATGGGTTTAGACTATACATCTGTGTTAGAAATGATTAAACTGTATACAGATAAACCTGCAGAATTAATGGAAAGCATACAAGTTATAGAAGCTGCAGTATTACAGACAATGAATAAGGAGAATAAATAGATGGCTGCAAAGTTTGATTTAATCGTAGCAGCCAAAACTGTAGGTGGGGCTTCTCTAAAACGTCTTGGTAATTCCATGCAAGGCGTACAGGGAAGGGTTAAAAACCTACGCATGGCAATGTCTGGACTTAATAAGACATTCGCAGCATTAGGTGTAATTTTATCTGCAGGTGCTTTTGTACGTATGGTCAAAGGTTCTATAGATGCTGCAGATGCTTTTGGTAAATTAGAAACACAAACAGGAATAGCAGCTAATACATTACAGGCATATGTAAACGCAGGTAAATTAGCAGGTGTTGAACAGGCAACTATAGAAAAAGGTTTAAGAAGATTAGCGCAATCAATGAGAGAAGCAGACCAAGGAGTTGCTACATATAAAGATGCTTTTGATTCTTTAGGTATATCTGTAAGGACAACTGATGGCATATTAAAAACAAATCAACAGTTATTAGGTGAGATAGCAGATTCTTTTGCAGAAATGGAAGATGGTGCAACTAAGGCTGCTATCGCAATGGAAATATTTGGTAGGTCGGGTTCTAATATGGTTAATTTGTTAAATGAAGGTAAAGCGTCACTAGAAGAATTTAATTTTGAAGTATCAGATAGATTTGCACAGAACTCGGAATATTTCAATGACCAAATGACAATGATTGGTTTTACATTTCAAGGCTTTAGTAAACAAATAGCAGATGCTTTATTACCTACATTAAATAATCTTGCAGAAATGTTTAGGGGAATATCTTTAGATGGTGGTCAATTAAATGATTTGTTTTATATTCTTAATGGCACATTAAAGGTATTAGCTGCAACTGCTTTTACTGCATATAAGGGTTTTGAGATTTTAGGTTTCAGCATAATGCAACAGGTAAAAGCCTTAAATGAATTTAGAAAAGGTAATTTTAAGGCAGGATTTGAAGAAATAAAGAAATTTTATACAGAATCAGCAGAAGATTTTGGTAAAAGCATGAAAACTTTTGATAAAATATTTAACGGATCAGCAGAAGCAAGTGAAAAATATGGTAAAAAAACTGGCAATATGCTTAATAGAACTTTTGGTGAAGCTATGGTTGCAAAACTTGATGCCTTTAAGAAGAGTATAAAAGGTGTTGGTGATGCTATGGGTGATGTTGTTGTCAAAGGGATAAAAGGCATGGAAGATGCATTAGTTGATTTTGTGATGGAAGGTACTATTAGTTTTAGAAACTTAGCAAATTCTATAATTTCAGATATGGTACGTATTGCAATACAGCAGACAATAACAGCACCATTAACAGGTTGGTTTAAAGGTTTATTTGGTAATGCAGATGGTAATGCATTTATTGATGGGAAAGTACAAAAATATGCTTATGGCGGTGTAGTAAACAAACCAACCTTATTCCCTATGGCTAATGGAATGGGGCTTATGGGAGAAGCAGGGGCAGAAGCTATTCTTCCTTTAAAAAGAGGTAGTGATGGTAAATTAGGTGTGAAATCACAAGGTGGTGGTACTAATATAGTTGTAAATGTAGATGCTTCTGGCAGTTCTGTAGAAGGTGATGAAGCAGAAGGT